TGCCAGATACCTGGATTCCGGTCATCTGCGGAAGCGTCGGTGCGCTTCTTGGCCTCGCAGGTCTTTACCTCATGCCGGACTTCCCTGCGACAGACATCGTGAATGCACTCGCAGTCGGAATCGTGAGTGGATTTGCGGCCACGGGAATTAACCAAATCTATAAGCAGGCAACAAAGAACGAGCCCTGAGAGGAGGTGATCCTTCTATCTCGGAAGCTTACTCGTAAGTTAGGCATTAGCCCTTTGGATGGCAACAAGTCCGGAGGGCTTTTCTTTTTAAGGAGGAATGTATCATGGCTATCAAAGGAATCGATATTTCAAAATGGCAGGGAGCCATCGACTTTCAAAAGGTAAAGAACAGTGGCATTGAGTTCGTCATTATTCGGGCTGGCTACGGTACCAGAGGAAAGGATGAGTTCTTCGAATCAAATTATAAGAAGGCAAAAGCTGCTGGTCTTCACGTCGGCGCATACTGGTACAGCTATGCGAATGGCTTTAAGGAAGCCGACGAGGAGGCTGATGCCTTTCTTCGTGCTCTCTTCGGGAAGCAGTTTGATTATCCAGTGTATCTCGACATGGAGGAAAGGTCTCAGCTTCAGGCTGGCGTTGATTTCTGCTCTGGTCTTATTAAGACCTTCTGCGGAAAGCTCGAAGCAGCTGGTTACTTTGCTGGCTTCTACACATCCTCGTCCTATGCTCGTGCTGTCGTCAAGGATGTGATCAGGAAACGCTACTCCTTCTGGTGTGCGCAGTGGGCAACCTCCTGCAGCTTCGCAGGCTCCTGCGGCATCTGGCAGTACAGTTCGAAGGGTATCGTGCCTGGAATCAATGGTCGAGTCGATCTTGACTACGCCTATCAGGATTTTCCGAGTATCATTGTGAATGCTGGTTTCAATGGCTATAAGAAGACAGCGCATGTGGTAACTCCGACAAAGAATGTCACCGATCTTGCGAATGAAGTCTTGGCTGGCACCTGGGGTAACGGCGACGATCGAAAGCAAAGACTCACCGCTGCCGGATACGATTACGCAGCGGTCCAGGCAGAGGTCAATCGGCTCGCAGCACCAGCTGCAACCTATTACACGGTAAAGAAAGGTGATACCCTTTCTGCCATTGCAGCGCGGTATGGCACAAGCGCCTCCGTCATTCAGAAACTGAATCCGGCGCTCATCAAGAACATCAATAAGATCCAGGTCGGCTGGAAGATTCGAGTGAAGTAATATTACGGCTCGCAGGAGAAATCCTGTGGGCCGTCTTTTTTTTGCTAAAAAGGCCGGAAAAATTCTCGCGGCAGGCCCTTAGGAAGTTAGAAGGAATCTTTTAACGATAAGGAGGCTGCCATGACGAATGATGAAAAGGCACAGGTTGCCGTTCTAAAGGATAAAGGCTGGGGTGCTACCAGGATAGCAAGAGAGCTCGGTCTCTCTGAAAACACCGTGAAATCATATCTCCGGAGGCATGCTACTCCCGTAACCACGTCCAAAGTTCATCTCTGCCCCTGCTGCGGTAAGCCTGTTAAACAGACACCTCATCGGAAGGAAAAGAAGTTCTGCTCCGATGCCTGCCGCATGAAGTGGTGGAACTCTCACCAGGATCAGATTCACCGAAAAGCCCTCTATGAATACACCTGCCCTCAGTGCGGGAAGTCCTTTATGGCCTATGGCAATAGCAATCGGAAGTACTGCAGCCACACCTGCTACATCAAGGCCCGGTTTGGGGGTGACACTCATGACGAATGACCAGTTCCATCGTGAAGAGATGTACCAGGTAACGATGAGCCTCATGAGATCGCTCCTTAATAAAGGCTCTCTTACCAAGGATCAGTACGAGAAAATTGACACAGTTATGCTCGAAAAATACCGGCCAACTTTGGGTAGATTATTCTCCGATCCTGACTTGCTATGTGTCGGCCAAAGAGTGATGAATGGTACAGGAAAGGAGTGAATTTCATGGCTAAAATAACAAAAATCACAGCCTCCATTCCGGAGATCAAGCCTAAGAAGAAAGTAGCCGCTTACGCCAGAGTTTCTCGTGACGGGGAGCGGCTTCTTCATTCATTCTCAGCACAGGTCAGTTACTACAGTGCACTGATCCAGAAGAATCCCGACTGGGAATACGCTGGCGTCTATTCCGATGAAGCGATCACCGGCACCCGGATCGATGTTCGTGACGGATTTCAGAAAATGCTCGAGGATTGCGAAGCCGGCAAGATCGACATCATCCTCACCAAGAGCGTCTCCCGTTTTGCTAGGAACACGGTCGATCTTCTGAACACGGTCCGGCACTTAAAAGACATCGGTGTAGAGGTCAGATTCGAGGAGCAGAACATCAGCACATTTAGCGGTGATGGCGAGCTCATGCTTACGATTCTTGCCTCCTTCGCGCAGGAGGAAGTCACCTCGACCAGTCAAAACATCAAATGGGCAAAGCGGAAGCAGGCAGAGAACGGAATCATGACGAACACCTCAGTGCCTTACGGTTATAGGTGCGAAGACCGAACTCCGATGATCATTCCAGAGCAGGCTGCAATTGTCCAGCGGATTTTCAAAGAGTACATCAGTGGGAAGATGCTCCTCGACATTGCTGCAGACCTCAATGCAGAGGGCATCGAGACACAGCGGGAAGGCAAATGGACCGCTACTACCTTGCAGAGGATGCTCAGCAATCCTAATTACACCGGAAACATGGTCCTCGGAAAGTGGTACACAAAAGATCCTCTGAAGCATGACAAAGCAAAGAACACCGGCGAACAAGACATGTTCCTGGTTGAGAATTCTCATGAGGCAATCATTGATCAGGAAACCTTCGACCAGGCTCAAAAAGAATTAAAACGAAGAAGCGACCTCGGGAAATTCACAAGCCCGAAGATCACTTGGACCGAATTCAGCGGAAAGATCATATGCGAATGCTGCGGGCTGCCATTTGGGCGGCAGACAAACAAGATGCGTGGTGGGTTAAAGGTACCTGCCTGGGCGTGTAAAAAGCCTGGCGGCAAGTGTCCCACTCCGAGAATTCTTGAATCAGAGCTCCAGGAAATTTCAAAAGAAATCCTTGATCTCGATGAGTACAGCCAGGAGGCCTTCATAGACCAGGTTGACCACCTTTCTGTTTCTGACAAGGACATCATTACCTTCTACCTGAAAAATGGTGAGGCACGGACCTGGCATTTCGAACGCCGGAAAGGATCTCCGCTTCAGACTCGGAGGAAGGATACGATCGCGCTGGCCGGCAAGATCATCTGCGGCAACTGCGGCGAAGCATATCGCTACCGCTCACAGAAAAGTGACAAGCCTGGTGGTGGCAGAATCGGCTACTGGCGTTGCAAGAACTTTAATTCCTGTAAAGGACTTAGTCTTCGAGACGATGATCTGAAGAACCTCATTGCCGAAGTGATGAGCACACCAGAATATGACGAGAATGCCTTCACTAAGGCAATCGACAGGATCACGGTAGACGGACAAGACCTTCGGTTCCTCTTTCACGATGGCCATGAAGAGATCCGGGAATGGAATCCTCCAAAGCACAAAGGTGTCAAATGGACAGACGAACGCCGGCAGAAAGCAAAGGAAAGCGGTGCCTACAAGCGTCAGTGGACACCTGAACGACGCCAGGAAATGAGTGAGGCTATGAAGCAGATAAGGAGGTCGAAGAAATGGTAAGACGAGTAAAAACCATCCCTGCGACCGTCAACCGATTTACAGAAGTGCCGCTCGGCAGCACAGTCAAGAAGAAGGTTGCCGGCTACGCCAGAGTCTCAACAGATCATGAGGATCAGGTCACTTCCTATGAGGCGCAGGTCAAGTACTACACCGAGTACATCAAGGGCCGTCCTGATTGGGAATTCGCCGGCATGTACACAGATGAGGGAATCACGGCTACGAGCACGGCAAAGCGTGAAGGATTCAAACGAATGATCAGTGATGCGAAGGCAGGCAAGATTGACCTCATCATCACGAAGTCAGTTAGCCGATTCGCCAGGAACACGGTCGACAGTCTTACTACCATCCGAGAGCTCAAAGACAAGGGAATCGAGGTCTACTTCGAGAAGGAAAACATCTGGACCCTCGATGCCAAAGGCGAGCTGCTGATCACGATCATGTCTTCTCTTGCACAGGAAGAAGCCAGATCCATTTCCGAAAACACCACCTGGGGAGTCAGGAAGCGTTTTGAGAATGGACAGGTTCAGGTTCCTTTTAAGAACTTCAACGGATTTGATCGCGGAGAGAACGGCGAGCTGGTTGTCAACGAGGAGGAAGCACGGACGGTCCGATTGATCTACAGGCTTTACCTCGAAGGGCTATCCTCTTACGCCATCGCAAAGGAGCTCATGCGCCAGGGAATCAAGACGGCTGGCGGTAGAGACAAATGGTACGCCGGGACGATCCGCGGCATCCTACAGAACGAGAAGTACACCGGCGATGCTCTGCTTCAAAAGACCTACTGCACGAGCTTTCTCACAAAGAAGTTCAAGAAGAACCATGGAGAGATCCCACAGTACTTTGTCGAAGGGAATCACGAGGCGATCATAAGCCATGAAACCTTCGCCCTGGTCCAGGACGAGATGAAACGCCGGAAGGAAAGCAGCGATCGGTACAGTGGCGTCAGCATCTTCTCGAACAAGATCAAATGCGGTCAGTGCGGAAGCTGGTACGGGTCAAAGGTCTGGCATTCAAACGACAAGTACCGGACCATCATCTTCCAGTGCAATCACAAATTCGACGGCGGTGAAAAGTGCAAGACTCCGCACCTGAAGGAGAATCAAATCAAGAAGCTTTTCGTGAAGGCAATCAACCTCAAGATCAAGGACAAAGATGAAGTCCTGAAAAACATCCGGCTTGCCATTCAGGCAATCAGTGACCCTGACGATCTGAAAGCCGAACAGGAAGGCCTCGAAAGCGAAATGGTGATCCTGGTCGGCCAGATCCACGACTGGGTCGAGGAAAATGCCCGCAGGGCCATGGACCAGGATGCCTACAACAAGAAGTACAACGAGCTGATTGAAAGGTACGGTACATTGAAGAGTCGGTACGACGCCAATGCTGCCACGATCGAACAGAGCCTTACCTCGGTGAGGACCCTGGAAGAATTCGCAAAGGCACTCGAGAAACAGGATCTGATGACTGAATTTGATGAGCGGGTCTGGGGCTCCATGGTGAGCTTCATGACAGTCTACTCGAAAGACGATATTAGGGTGACCTTTAAGGACGACACGGAGGTGAAAGTAAATGACTGAAACAGAATCTGCAATCGATAAAGCCCTGGACACCGCGTTACATGCGCCGATGATCCGAAGAAGAATCTTAACCGGAGATATCGACCCAGGACAGATGCTTGCCTGGGATGATCTGGTCAGTCAGATGGCTGCCCTCTTCGAGGAGATCATGGAACAAAATCAATAACGAGAGATTACTTTAACGCCTGGTCTTTACGATCAGGCGCTTTTTTCATTTTTATAAACTAAATGCGGACAATGTACGATATAATATAAAGTGGATTGTTATATTAAACATACACAAGCTGCCGACTAGCCAACTTGAGGAAGGATATAATTATGGAGAAGAAAGAAAAGAAGAATAAGATACCTAAGGCACTCTTGATCGTTGGCGGAGCAGCGCTGACTGTTGCTGGTTTTATTATCGTTCCACCTTTATATAACAAGCTCACTAATAAGGCTGTAAAGAAAGCTTCTAGTACCGATGATATTGACTTCGATAATCTCGGGCCTGAGATAGTTCAAAAGGATGCCTCGAAGGAGGACGATGAGTAATGGCTACAATCGATACTGATAAACTTGCACAGGAAGCTATTAACGCGATATCGGAGAAAATAAAAAACCTCCATACTTTGAACATTATCGTCGCTGGTAAAACTGGTGTCGGTAAGAGCACGCTTATAAATTCCGTATTCAAAGACAACCTTGCTGAAACTGGCATGGGTCGTCCTGTCACGGATCACATGCGTAAAATCACTAAAAAGGGAGTTCCTCTGGCAATCTATGATACCCGTGGCTTCGAGCTGGGAAAAGAAGTACAAGCAGAAGTCAAAAAAGAGGTAGTCGATACAATCCAGAAAGGGCTTGCCACGAAAGATATAAACAAAGCAATCCACTGTATCTGGTACTGTATTAACACGGCTTCAAATCGAGTAGAGCCTGAAGAGATTCAATGGCTCAAGGAGTTATCCAGAGAAAACCAGATTACACAAGTCCCGATCATTATTGTTCTTACTCAGGCTTTTTCCAAGAAAAACGCTGACGCGATGAGAAGAACTCTCCTCGAAGAGAATTTAGACGTCGTTCAGATCATACCTGTTTTAGCACAGGACTATGAAATCGATGAGAACTATGTTGCAAAGTCGTATGGTCTTGATGTTCTAATTCAGGTTATGGGAGAAGCTCTTCCCGAAGAACTCATGGATACTCTCCAGCATGTTCAAATAGCGTCGCTAGCCGAAAAAAAAAGTTATGCACAGGCAGCTGTAGCGACAGCCGCTGCCGCATCGGTGGGTGAAGGAGCTGCGCCTATTCCGTTTTCTGACTGTGCTCTTCTGATTCCAACACAGCTCACCATGATTGTTTCAATTACGGTTGTATTTGGCTTTGATGTAAACAAGAGTATATTGGCAGCTCTTCTTACTTCTACAATTGGGTCAGGTGGTGCCACGGTATTAGGAAAAACTGTCGTATCAGGACTGTTGAAGCTGATACCTGGTGCAGGAAGTGTCATTGGAGGTGTTATCTCTGCGGGTACTGCTGGTGTTATTACAACAGCGCTTGGAGAAGCCTACATTGGTGTTCTCGAGTTAGTATTCAGAGGCGAAATGAGTATTAACGACCTGGGCACTAAGAAGGGTAAAGATACAATGTCTCAGCTCTTTAAGGAACAATTGAAAATTGGCAAGGTAGCAGGTCAACAGTAAGCCTGCACCCATATAAACGTTAAAAGGTGCACCTGGTGCACCTTTTAATAATTTATCGTGTTTTTGTATCAATCCCGGCATTAAGACGTCCCTGTTG